CGCCCCTCGCCCCGCCAGCCACGTCCGGGCACGAAAAAGGGGCGCGCATCGCTGCACGCCCCTCCTCTGCCGCCCTCAGGCGCATCAGTTCGTGATGATCAGTTCCCCCGCCATCTTGGCCTTGTCGTTCCCGCCTGCCGTGTAGCGCACGCCGACCGCCTCCATCGCGAACCCGTCAAAGATCCGGCGCACGTCGGGACGGTCATTGATCGACAGGATGAACCGCCCCCGGATCGCCCGCAGCTGCGCGGCCATCAGCTCGAACTGGCCCCGGTCAAACATCCCCGCGCCATAGTCGTCTTCGCACCCGAAATAGGGCGGATCGAGGTAGAACAGCGTCCCCTCCCGATCATAGCGCGCCACAAAGTCCGCCCAGGGCAGCCGCTCGATCGTCACGCCGGTCAGCCGCTCATAGATCGCATCCAGCATCGGCCCCAGCTTGCCGACGTCGAACCGCGCCGGGTACGCCGGGCTGACCCCGAAATGCCGCCCCTTTCCCGCAAACGACGTCCGCTGGAGGTACAAAAACCGCGCCGCCCGCTCCAGATCGGTGAGCGACCCCGGCTCCTGCATCAGCAACTTCTCGAACTCGGCCCGCGTGGTCAGCTGAAAGCGCAGCACGTCCATGAACGCCACATAATGCCGCTGCAAAATGCGAAACAGCGTGGCGACATCCTCGCTCCAGTCGTTGATGACCTCGGCGCGGGGTCGATGATCGCGGCGGAAAAACACCCCGCCCATGCCGACGAACGCCTCGGCATAGGTGGTGTGCGGCACCGCGTTGATCCGCGCGACAAGCCGCTTCGCGAGCATCCGCTTGCCCCCGATATAGGCCGCCGCAGGCCGCACCGGCGCAACCCGCGCCAATGTGGTCGATGGATTCGACAACATGCAATTCGTTCCTTAAATGTTCCGCCGCCGACTCGGCAGGCGGGATGGCCCCAAGGCGGGACCGATTGGGACATGACGAGCTTGCATCGTCGGATTCGGGCGTTGCCGCGCCCGCTCCCCCGCCTTTCGGGCGGTGAAATCTATCGGGCGCGTGCCGGGGCGCGCGTGCCGTCCTGGCGGATCACGCTGCCATCGCTGCACACATAATCGCGAAAGCTCAGCACCGGCACGCCGAACGCATCATTGACGCGCAGCATCCGGCGCATGACCGGCACGATCTCGGTCTCGTAATAGCCGTCACGGGCCTCCCCCACCTTGCCGAACCCGCCATTGTTCTGCGGGATGATGCCGATCAGCTGGGGCGGCGTGCGGTGCGCGGCGAGCATGTCGTCGCGGCTGATGTTCTTGACCGACGAAAACTCATCCTTCGCGGTCACATCGGCAATCGGCAGGATCTGGATGCCGTCCTTTTTGCCCTTGGGGATGTGAACGAACAGGTTCTTGAAATTGCCGACGCCCTTGGCCTGCCCCAGCTTTTCGGAGATCCGGTCGGCGGTCGTGGTGTCTGCCAACGGCTCGCTCAGGTAAAAGACGAACCCGGCGTGCGCGCCGTTCAGGTAATAGCGGCGGCGGAACAGCGTCGCATTTTCGCTCAGCAATCCGCTCTGCAGCGCCGACAGCCATTCGGGCAGCCCATAGATTTCCTGCGCCACATCGGGTTGCATCAGGTGGAAAATCCGCCCCGGCTCGAACTCGTGCGCCTGCCCGATCGGCCCGTTGACGAACCAGTAATTGCCCTTCAGCCCCGCCCGCATGTGCAGCGCCGGGGCATAATCCGCCCGCGCGATCCGACCGGCATTGTTGGGAATCCACTCCAGATAGCAATTGCCCATCTGGCCGAAATCGAGCGCGAACCGCTCGAACGCATCCGCGCTCAGCCAGCGGGAGGGCACATGCTGCGAAACCAGCAAATTGACCTTCAGCCCGATGGCGGAGCGGTGATACGGGCTCATGTTGAACGCCTGCGCCAGCTTGCCCAGCGGCAGCGGCGGCTCATACCAACGGCCATTGTGCCAGATCTCGAAATATTGGGAGAGCTCACGGCGATCGAGGACGCTTTCGGGATCGCCGAACGCGAACACCTGCCCGCCCTGCGATGCGGCGGCGGTGGTCGGCACGATATCGGCGGCATCGTGCGCGGCATCGTGCGCGGCATCGTGCGCGGTGGCGGGCGCGTCGGTCATGGTCAGGCTCCTCAATCGAAAAACTGGACGGTGCCGCCCTGCGCTTCATCCGCGCGGGCAACATCGAGGGGTTCGTTGGAAAGTGCGTGCAGGATCGCCCAGGCCACGTCGGCATGGCCGACCAGTCCGTTGCGCCGCGCGACATAGGTCACGCCCTTCTGGCTGGTCGTCAGCGCGGGGCGGATCGCCATGAACGCCTGCATCACGTCGGTCCAACCGGCGTCGAACTCGATGCGGCCTTCGCGAAAGACGTTCTGCCCCTTGATGACGAGCGCGGTTTTGACCGACACCGAATAATCGATCGCGCGGGCCAGCGGGAACCAGTGCGAGACCAGCTCCCACACCGCCTTGCCGCTGCCGGTGGTGTCGATCGCGATGTCCTGGACGTTGTAGCGTTCGGCAATCGCCTTGATGAACGCCGCCTGCCCGGCGAAATCCTCACCGTTCAGCCGATGCTTTTCCAGCACCCGGAACTTGCCCTTGCCCGGCACCTCCGGCGGCGCGACCACCACTAGCGCGGCGTCATCGCGGCCCTGCTTGTTCGGGTCATATCCGATCCACACCGGCTTTTCGCCGAACGGACGCCCGCCGGGAATATCGATCAGCGCGGGCCGGAAATCGCGCCATTTCGAAAAGCTATCGACCCGCGCCGGGTTGATCCGGGCATAGGGGAAGCTGCTCTCCGAATCGTCGATATCCTCGCATTCGAACAGGTTGCGAAACTCGTTTTCCGAATATTCGAGCCGCAGTTCCTCGACGTCGACCAGCGCGCCCAGCCCCCGCGCCACTGCATCATGGATGGTCAGCACCTGCTGCCACGATCCGTCAGGCATGATTGCGCCGTTCCGCAAATTGCGGTGCGAGATATCGAACGGCTTTTGCTTGGCCTTGGCCTTGCCCTGGTTCCAGTCTTCGCCGGACCAAAAGGCGTAGGAGCCGTGCGTCTTCGTCGATGCGGAGGAGAAATAGGTGCGCTTGTAAATGGTGTGCGTCGCCATCGCGCTCGCCACCTTCTTCAGCTCGGCAAAGCCATGCACCCACGCAAATTCGTCGAAATAGAAATCGCCGCTCTCGCCCTGCGCCGTCGCGCTGTTGGTGGACAGCGGATAGAGGCCCACCGGATCGAGCGCCGCCCGCGCGGGCGCATCCTCATCCTCGTCCGCCGGAAAGGCGAAATCGAGCATGATCGGATTGCCCTTCAGCTCGACGCAGGTGACGCGCCGCACCCAACCGACAATCTCGCGGCGAAACTTGTTGGCCTGGCGCTGCGACGCGGACAGGAAAATCTGGTTGCGCGGCTGCTCGCCCGCCAGCACCGCCTCGGCAATCTTGGCCACCGCCTCGCGGGCGAAATACCATGTCGCGCCGACCTGTCGGCTTTTGCGGATCTTGCGGGTGCGCTGGTGGCGCTGATCCCACCACGTCTCCTGATAATCGAAATTCTTGTCGTGAAAATCGTCGAGCAGCGCCTGCCACTGTTCCGGGGTCAGGTAATTTTTGCGGGCTTCGGCCCGTTTCGCCTTGGCCTGGTCATCATTGCGCTTGCCGATTTTGGGGTTGAGGTCGCCCTCCTTGCCCGTCCGGTCATATCGGCGAATGCGCGCGGTGCGTTCCAGCTGCCGGGTCAGGAAATCGACCCGCTTCATATCGCCTTCGGTGAACGGCTCCTTGTCGAGCAGGGTAGCGATCTTCGCCTCGATCCGGTCCTCGATGATCGCGACCGGCGAACAGCTGTCCCAATTCTCGCGACTTTTCCACGCCGCCAGCGTCCCGTATTTGACGCCGACTTCGACCGCGATGTGATTGAGCTGCCACCCGCGCCAGTAAAGCGACCGGGCCTCGCGGCGCTGGGCACGCGCTACCTGCCGGCTGATCGCCTTCTCGTCATCGGGTTGGGTGGCGTCGCACTGCATGGCGATACGCCATGCACCCCGCCGCGCCCCCGCCGCGCCCCGGTGTCGCGGTAGAGCGCGGCGTCACCCGCGCCGCGCGTTGCCAGTTGCCCCGTTCGGTTGCCTCTAGGGGCTTCAATGCGGGGCGCGGGCCGCGCTGATCCAGACCAACGGGAGCTGACCCATGAAGACCAAGCCGTTTCTCCTCGCCACCGCAGGCTCGACGGTCGATGGCCGCGTGATCGACGACAAGATGCTTGAGGAAATGGCCTCAAGCTACAATCCAAAGACCTATGGCGCGCGCCTGAATATCGAACATATTCGCGGGATCAGCGGCGAAGGGCCGTTTCGTGCCTATGGCGATGTCGTCGAACTCTCGACCGGGCAGGTTGAGGTCGATTTCAACGGCAAAAAGGAAAACCGCCTCGGCCTGTTCGGCGTGTTCGAGGTGACCGACGATGCCAAACGGCTCAACACCGCCCAGCAAAAGGTCTATCCCTCGATCGAGATCGAGCCGAACTTTGGCGGCAAGGGCTTTTCCTACCTCATGGGCTGCGCGCTGACCGACAGCCCCGCCGCCATCGCGACCGAACGCCTGCAATTCAACCGCTCGCTGCCCGGTGCCCTGACCGTCCCGTCGGACACCGCCGCCGTGCTGGAGTTCCCCGATGAACCATCAGGCGAAAGCGGCGGGGGCTTCCTCAACGCCCTGACCAGCGTGCTCGACGGCTTCGCCTCCAAATTCGGCGCAAAGGAGCCCGAAAAGCCCGTCACCCCGCCCGCCGATCCCGAAACCCCGCCCACGCTGGATTTCGGCGTGCTGCGCCCCTTGTTCGAGCAGCTGGGCCAGACCTTCGCGACCGGCATGGACGGCCTCCGCACCGAAATGCGGACGGAAATCGACGGCCTCGCGGTCCAGCTGAAGAAACAGCAGGACGAACAGGAAGCTACCCCCGCCACCAATTTCCGCCAGCGTCCCCAGGGCAATGGCGGCGGCACCAGCTACGCCAACATCTTCTGACCCCGCCCCCTCTCACCCCACCAGCCCCGCCCCGCCTCCATAGGATCTGACCGACATGACCTATCAACTCTCCGATCGTGGCCGCCGGGCGCTGGATGGCCTGTTCACGGCAATCGCCCAGATGAACGGCGCGACCCGTGGCGTCGCCCACCAGTTCGCGCTGGAACCCACCGCCGAACAGCGGCTCGAGGACTTGCAGCGCGAAAGCGTCGGCTTTCTCAGCCGCGTCAACATGATGCCGGTGCCAGAACTCACCGGACAGGTCATCGGCATCGGCACGCACAACATGATCGCGAGCCGCAAGAGCCGAGTGAACCTGCCCCGCACGCCCAAATATGTCGGGCGAATGCAGGATCGCAAATACCTGCTCGCCAGCACGTTGTTCGACACCTGGCTGCCGTGGGAACTCATCGACGCCTGGTCGAAATTCCCCGACTTTCCGCAACGCTACGCCCGCCACGTCGCCGTGTCGGTCGCGCTCAGCCGGATCATGGTGGGCTGGCACGGGGTTGAGGTTGCGGCGGACACCGATGCGGAGGAAAACCCGCTCGGCGAAGACGTCAATATCGGCTGGCTGCAAAAGCTGCGCCTTGAAAAGCCCGATCACGTCATGGGCCGCGAAACGGTCACCGATGGCGGCGTCACCACCGCGACCGGCGCGGCTGCGCCGATCTATATCGGGCCGGATTCCGATCATGCCGAGGGCGATTACAAGAATGTCGACGCGCTCGCCTATGACCTGATCGCGGGCATGCCCAGCTGGGCGCGCAGCTCGACCGATCATGTCGTCGTGGTCAGTCAGGATCTGGTGGATGAGAAATATTTCCCGATGGTCAACCGTCCGCTCGCCACGACGATGGACGGCGGCAAATCGACCAGCGACCAGATTGTGACCGATATCGTCATGTCGACCAAACAGATCGGCGG